GCCATCTCGAACTTCCCAGAGGGACCCGAAACACTTTTTTTAATAATGCCGATAGGCTTCTGATCTTTGCCTTTGCTGTCCAAGCCAAGAGAGGCATTGGATTCACCAGCAAATGACGATTTCTCAGTCAAACCATTATCAGGCATTTTACCGCTTGCACTGTCTTTCATAAGACCTCCTAGTACCATTCGATCATGATATGGTAGTGAGCCTTGCCAGCGGGAGTACCGCCAGTAGGAGCTACCAATGTGATGTGAACGTCAGTATCAGCAGGAAGAGCTTCCAACACTAAGTCAGCAGCTACCGCAGTCATGCTCACGTTTGCAGCATCAGCCAAAGTACCTAAACCCATGTTTACGTACTCATAGCCAGATGTTGCGGAGCCTAACCGAATAAATGCTTCAGTAGTTACTGCTGTGAAAAGCTCAAAGGAATCAACATTGATTTCCTTGATAGTTCCCTGCTTGCCTTTGGGTCCACGGAACGTCATCGCTTCACCACCAGCACCAAAGTCATGGTATGCACTAATGCAGTACGGTCTTGGATCACTATAACTCATAATAATATCTCCTTAAGCCGCGCTGTCCCACATCACAATACGTGACTGGGCTGCTTGTGTGTGAACGAGGCCGAAACCTCCCAAATAGTACCAGGCCACGCCACGGTCCCGTCCGAAATCGCCAGGAATTTTCCCGCGAATTTCTTCAGGAATAGCAATAGCTTCAGCGCAAGTATCTTCACCGAAAAAGAAAGCCCAATCAGACTTTGCATTTGACCATGTAGACGTTACGTCTACGGTACCTGCTGTACCTAAACTACCCTTTTTCACATGAGTCTGCTCTACAAACCGAACGCCATCATAACGACCAATCTCGCCGTTCATGATCATCTGGAATCCTGCATCAATATACTGCTTAATGCCTTCCAGATCGTTCTTAAGGGTACGCCATGTTGACGGCCATGCAAGCGCGTAGTAATCATCATCAGCATATGCCGGGATGTTACGCTCTTTCATAGTATCAGTTATCAACTTAACGTGCTCCTTACCAAGAGCAACATTGTTGGTGACGCCAGCGACACCGTTAGTAGTCAACGTAAGAGCGGTAGTGCTCGTTCCCGCAGTCGGAACAACGCGTAATTTACAATCGTTGAACTGATTAGAAGCAAGATTATCAAAACCTTTCTTAGCGTCATTTTTAAGTACTTTCCTGATAACTTCGGCCACAGGTTGCTCGGAGAGATCATCCAACTTACCAGTAAACGGTACACTGTTGCCAGCTTCCGTAATGGTCATTGTTCCCTGAGAAATAGTGAACGAGGTTTCTGGGATAGTACTAGTTTCAGTCAGTGTCGTGCCTTGAGTGGCAACGTCACTGTACACGTTCCAATGGTATGTATCACCACGGTGCAAGCCCTGATGCGCTGCGTCTTTTACATCGCAGAACTGACGGAACTTGACCATAGGCTGAACTGACATGCGTAGCAGTCGGCTCAGATTATCGGCATACATATAACCACCAGAAGTGTTAACTGACCATACTTGTCCAGCCATAATTAACCTCCAAAAGAGTTATATAGTTTGGCCTCTAGCTTGTCGCATTTCTGCTACAATCTGTGAAGGAGTCAATGGTGTATTGTCCTTACCAGTTGAAGCTGAAGCCATAACAGATTTAGGTTGTCGCACAATTTTCTTCTTGCGCTCTAACCTACCATTTAATTCAGGCCTAACTCCAGACCACTCACGAGTATACTCAGCAGCTGCATTGATAATCTGGGACGGTGTCCAATCAGGATTTTCCTGAGTCAGGGTAATCGTCTTCCTATCTGCTATTGCTTTGAGCTCTTCAGATTCTGCGATATCTGGAAAATTATCTTGAAAAGATCTAACAGCATCTTCTAATTCTGCCTGATACGCGGCTCTCTCAATATGCTCTCGCTCTGCTTTTTTTCTCGCTTCGTGAGATAAAATCGCCTGATTTACAACCTCTTCTACATTTTGGGTAGCGTTACCGCGCCCACTATTTGCCAAGGTTTTGAGTAGTTTAGCAGCCTCCGCTGCATCGTCTTGGAATAATGCTTCATGATATTTTTCGACAATGTCTCCAACATCACTAACCTCTTCCTCTTGCTCAACGTCCTG